AAATTGTCGATGAGAGGAGTAACAGCATTGTTATCAGCAGTCCAAGCCCTAGCTTCAGTCTCTTGCTTCGTCCACGATGCCATCTCAGCACTGTCGGTGTTCCCAGCCATTGCTTTAATAGCTGCTTGATATGCATCGCTGTACTGCCTTTGTTTCACATTACGATACCATTCCAGTGGTGCTGAAATAGAGTTAATAGCACCTAGCACTTCTGCCTTTTGAGCCTCTGTCATAGGAACACCATCAATGTCAAACGTACCGTTTTGCTCGATATAGTTCATGCTCGTAAACGAGAAACTAAATGTTGGTTTCACTGCTAGCATATCCGAGAAGATACCTAGTTCAACTGTCTTTTGAAAAGCACCATTGTTAGAAGGTGCATACCATGTTAGAATGTTTGTCATTTTTATTTCCTTTTTGTTTTTATGTTAATGAAATCCAATGGCTCATTCTAATACCTGTATATTATCTAAGATGCCTTTATCCAATCGTTCATGAGCTTCCAAGTCTAACGGACAGTTATCTGTAGGATCGAATACATCTCCATTAATATCTCTACTAGCAAATGTACAGTACCACAATACCTCATCAGTAAGTGAAGTAATATCATGGACTTTATCAGCTCTTATTACAACGAATGTTGGAGCATGGAATATTTTAGTCTTACCATCTACAGAAACCTCTACAGACCCTTTAGCTAAAATAGATAAATGGTCGTATTTATGTTTATGCCCCCCTATGGTTTCACCTTTAGAGCTAAATACTTTCTGACGTAACCATATATTGGCAAAGCACCCGACTAAATCGTGAGACATTATAGCTCCTCTACCGTAGGGGTATTCCCGCTGAAAGGAGGGGCCTCGTAAACTACTTTACCAGTCATAGCGATAATATCAATTCCGTTTCTATAAGCCCCTAGTCTTAAATAAGGGGAGTTGGTTAAAAGGGCTTTACTTCGTAACTCCCCATCTTGCACCACATAGTCTCTCAACTGATTCATAGATCCGAAGAAATCTAAAGCCCCTTCAAAAGGAACTAATCCGGCAGTGGCTGCCACAGGGTTGATGTACCATGTATAGAAATTACTATTAGTGACCCATGCAATGATATACCCCTCAGAACTTAAGGCTACTGCGGGGTAACTGTAAGGTTCATAGCCCTCTAGTACACGGGTTATAAGTAACCCTGCCGGCCCTTCTACATCATAGCCAGCAATTTGGCCATCCTCAACTTTAAAATGGGTGAATCCGATTTTTTCTGACATGTTATATCCCTTTCAATTTTAAAAGTACAGCAGCATACACGTTACCCATACCTGCACCAAGTAATAGTATAGAAGTTACTGCACAATGTTTATCATAACTAAGAAACTTATCATCAGTTTCAGTCCGATTTACAATACCCCGTATTAAACCTTTACGGGCATCGGATATAGCTATGCTCAACTCCACGACCCCTGAAGCTCCCATTGTATGTCCTATCTCACTTTTATACCCAGTGGCTATGAAATTGTCCCCGAAAAACCCTTGGATTGCCGCACGCTCCCCTTCGTTATTAGCTTTAGTACCTGTACCATGTGTCTTAATAAACGTAGGGTTTTCATAAGCCTTCATGCACCGGCTAATTACAGACTTATAACCTGCACCAGTTATAGTCATACCTATAGGGTTATTACACACTTCCGCACCTATAGCCACACTAACTACTTCAGCTATGGCTGGGTAGATAGACTCCTCTTTCTCTAAGAGAACGAAACCCCCTCCTTGGGATACGCGGAACCCCCCGTTAGTGCTGTCGAATGCAGACGGCTTTCTTACAGCCTCGTCTTCTAATGACATACTAGCTTTAGTCATACCAAAGACCCTCATTACCGAGGCATTTACTTGGTCATCGATACCTACCACAAGAACCCGATCTAATTGACCAGACTCAATAAGCCACTTAGCTTCTTGGATACCTTTGTAGCTACTTATACAACTCGTCGCGTCACTAGATATATACCCTGTGAAACCAATCTCATTAGCAAACTTACCCGCGACAATATTGATGAGTCCTAGAAAAGGAGCGAAATAATGATAATCGGCTTCCAAAGGAGGGGTTAGTAAGGCTGCCCCAGCCCATTCTGAAGCCCCGCTAGCGAATACCACCCCACTACGATCCCCGCCTATAGTTCTAAGCTCTTTTTTTAGCTCCTTTGGGAACATTTTATCAAGCATATTATGAACACTATATTTCACACCGTTAGCTGTCCCAGCCATAGACCCACTAACCATCCCAACCATCTGAGGGTGCTTACCCTCGTACTTTACAAATTCGTCAGCTACTATAGATGCGGTTTTAGTTACAAGCATCTTGGATTTCCTCTTCACTAGGTTCTTTAGTTTTATTAGTTTCGATAAAGTTGAGCAAGTCTCCGAACACAACATCCCCTTTAGGGAGGTTTTCTTCAAATTTATCGTTAGAAATGTCAAACAAAGAGCTTATCTCTGCATATACCATAACGTAAGCAAAGCTGTCAATTCCACAGACACTTAGGCGTTCATTTTCCTCGATACTAATGTACTCGATATCCCCTGAACAGTTCTTTTCAAGTAGTTTACGGCAAAGCTCTTTAATAGCGGTTCTAAGCATGGCATAACCCTTTAATATGATTGATATGGTCAATTAAGATTTGATTAGTGTCGATATCCGTATCACCCGCGATATGGTTCAATAGCTTTATTTTGTCCTCATGAACCTCTCGCATAATAGCAAAGCTGAATAAATGATGGGTTTTATTTACACTCTCCCCGTAACCAATATTAACCTCGGATTGGTGTATCATATGTTTAGTACGGAAAGCCTCTATGAACTCTCTTTTGGATTCTTCAGAATACTCACAGACCTTCTTAGCTAAATCTCTCCAAGCCGCTTTGTGACGAGCTTCATCCCTAGAAATGTTCATAAACTTCTCTTTAAGCCATTCTGATTCAGCGGCTTTTGAGGCCTCTCGATATACGACCGTGTTAGTCACTTCACCGAGTAAGAAACTAACTACGGCCTCATAAGGATTGCCCCAAGGGCTCTCCATGTTGATGTACTCTTGAGCCATTTTTTCAGAGGTTACAGTATTTTTAAAAGGAGGCTCACCTCTAACAGCGGCAACAAGCTCTTTCAGGAACAATCCGTGTCTGAACTCTTCATAGATAAGGACATAAGAAGTGAACATGAATACTTCATAAAAGATTGGCATATACTTGTCTGCGTCTTGTAAAGCTAGCTTATGCAAAATAAGTAACATCCCCATTCCACTCATTTCACCGTCCCCGACTTGATCCATAGCAATTATCAGGTTCTTATCATTTTCAGAAAAAGTCTCGCAAATGGAGTTGTACTCAAAATCCTCGACGTCCCATTTGGCTTTTTCAGCGATTAGTCCGTATTTAGTTACAATCTCTATACCTTTCATATCATCTCCCTTCCTAAGAAATATCCACGGACGTTTACATCCGCTTCCGCTACGTATGGGTTATTTATAAACCCATTATATATTCTGCCATCGTCTAACAGCAATCCAAGCGCATATTGGTTATTCACAGAATGTATTACTAAGCAATCCGGTTGCTTCTCACAAGGTCTTAATTGTGAGTCAATGGAATCTCTTAAGTAATTCATGAGAGAAGGAAAATCCAATGATCTTACGTCAAGTGCTCCTCTCTTTATTGACAGAATTACAATGCTACTCTCAATCTGGGCAGCATATGAAGTAATAAACTCCGAGCTATACCCTTTTATAAAGTAGTGCATAAACAAAGGTTTAAAGTAATTTGACTCACGCAGGTTAGGTTTGTCATCAAAGAGCTCATCTACCTTTAATGCAAGTTCAGTATAATTATTCATGATAATCCTTTTTCAAGCAGTTTATTATATGTCGTAAATTCAACAGTATATTCGTCTTCTTTCGGTTTAACTAGAGAAACCTCAGTTCCTTGGATATACCACGTATAAAAGTTATTCGCGCCTATAGATTTTTCACTAGGTTTGCCATTTTTTAATACAGTTTTAATTATAGTAATCATGCTGCTGTCCCCCATACTCTACAACTAGCTTGTGGTGTCGGGCAATCTGTAGTTGTAGCTGTGTTATAACTATTATATGTGTCGAAGAATATATTAATAGCGGTAGTTCCTGCAGGTAATGTAACCGTACCTGTTCCTGAGTTTATGTGTATTCCGTTAATAGTTATATTAGTACCCATTGTGTTTTCATACATTGCAGTAGTATGTGCTTCATTGGCTGTAAAATTAACTACAGTAGGAGCTGATAAAGGAACTGGTAATGGAACAGAAACAGATGTATCTTGGTAACTATTACCTCCTCCCTTGAGCTGACTATATCTAACACCGGTATCAAAAGCAGTAGCAACAACCTTAGCCCATACCAATGTACCGTTAGCTATTACTTGCGTGATACTGACACCATTTACCATTAAAGCATTTGCTACGTTTTCAGGTATTGTTACCCCATTTACTACTAAAGGCATCTTAGTACCTTTAGAAGTTCAATGTCAGGGTTGTACCTGAAACAGAGGCTTTTATTCCACCGAATGTTGCTGCATTAGCTACCGGCAGAGTGTATGCGTTAGCGCCAGCAGCGACACCGTCGAGTTTGGTTTTATCCGCAGCGATCATTAGTCCATTGACAGTTGTGGTTACAGCAGCTGTGGTGGCAAATCCAGCATTATTTACAAGCTCAGTTATATTTGCGGATGAAACGTCCACTCTTGTCCATGCAGACCACGTCCCAGCCGACACGTTTCTTTGATAGATAGCATTTGCATTATCTTCCCACCCGTAAGCAATTTGAGTTCCCCAGTAGTTATCACTATTTGTGTGTCTAATAGAGTTAATTACCCACCAGCCAGTGTTAGGAGCATCTGCCCACCCACTACACTCTCGTGTGGAAGTTGAACCAGCTGGGGTATTGTGAAAAATAGCCAAACAACTACTTCCAGTAACATTAGATGTTTGGAAGGTAGCTGAACCAGCATTACCTGTAATTGTTGTCTGAAGAGGATGTACGTGATCTGCTCTAGCGACAGTTGTACTAGTACCAACAGCGGCGGTACCAGCAACAACAGGTGCAGTTGAACTTAAAGCTGTAATGCTGTTAAACGAAGTTCCTGTAAAGGTTGTTCCTGCTAAAGAACCAGTTAATGTCCCACCAGCTAAAGCCAATCTATCACCAGCAATTTCAGTTTTAACATTCGCTAGTGTCTTTGGTCTGAGCCACCCATCGCTACCAGTTTCAACCATATAGTGTGATGCACTGTTTGCGGTATCTGCCAATGTACTATTTAACGCATTAGCATACACATAACCATTAGCATCTCTAGCAACAATAGTATTTGCTGTAGCTGCAGTTGTTGCATTCATACCATCCAGTAAATCAGCATCTAAACCTGAGCCAGAGCCATCATTTCCAGTATGCCAAATAAGGTTTCCCCCGACAGTACTTCCACCTCTTAATTTATCGGCCATGTTTGTCTCCTTTTACTTTTAAACATTATACCAAGTTTTCATAAGTACTTGCTGAACTTTGTATTCTTAACCCATTTTTAGATGCTGACATTTTAGTCTTTCTAAAATCTAGTAGTTCTTGCGCTGTCATTGCTCTTTTTAAAATAGTTAGATGTTTGTAATAACTCCAACATTCGTTACCATTATCCCAGCCACCTAACTTCAAATCATAACCGTGTTGAGTTACATAATAATTAGAAGCAATTGTACCATAAGTAATCGTTCTAGTTCTTTGAAGTTTGTCATTCATCCAAGTTTCTATAGTTAAATTCGTACCAGATTTTACCATTGTTACGCATTGCCAATTCTGAAAGTACGAAGCAGGAGTAATACTGGAGTTAGTTGTTTGGTATAAATCATCACTATTAAGAGCTTTCCCCCAAAAAATATAACCACCACCTATAGTATTTGAATTACACCCCAATGATTCTAAATTATATCCAGTTAAATTTGCTTCACCTAGATGAGTACCAATGGGCTTCTTAAAATAACAGATACTCCAGTTAGCGTTCCAGTCTAATCCTATCGAAGTATTTAAGTTGTACTCTAACGCTGTTCCGCCAACAACATAAACATCTCCTGTTGAAAAACTTGAAGTTGATTGAGTTGGTATTACGGAATTCATAGAATCTTTCCCATTTAGATCAAGGGGAAAGTAAAAACTATCAGTAGGAGTGATAGGTTTAACTTCAATACTTTTCGTAATTAATGTATCGGATGTTATAGAATGAGTACCTTTAGCTAAAGTTTTTATTTCACCTGCTGATAGTGCTCTGTTATATATCGAGAGATTCTTAATAATCCAACTATAGCTAAATCTAAAGAAATCCGATGGCAAATCAGAGATAGTATATGTTACAGCTGATGCAACTAGAGTATTATTAATATACATAGAATATCCACTTGTGGTATCCCATACCCACGTAAATGAGTTCCATGCATTTTGTATAATATACGGAATAGTATTAATAGTTCTATATGTAGATCCGTCTCTTAAAAACATTGTTTCTGGTATAACGTTATTAGCACTTTTTCTAAGCATAAGAAATCTATTAGATGCTGGTGTTGTAAAATCTAACATATCAATATAACCAGTTGTACTATATAATTCAGGATAAATATAAGTTTCAAAATGAAAAGTACCAACGGATGGATTTATAGACTTTGCTGAGTATTGTAAATATCCAGCACCTCTACTTCCATTTACATATTCCGTTGCAGATGCTTTTTTTTCTAATTGCCAATCTCTATAATATACAGTGCCATTATTATCGAGGTCAAGTCTTGTTCCAATATTAACTGTTGCTGCATTTATGAATGTATAAGTAAGGCTTAATTTTACCCAACCATCCCACGGATTAACAATAATAGTTTTTTGTGGAATTTGAACATAAGCATTACTAGAATTGAGCTCAAATATATACATTTGAACACTAGCCCCAACAGTTTCAGAGCGAACATATACAGTGTTTGTCCAAGTATCCCCCGCAATAGATGGAGTGAGAGCAAAGTTACTAGAGCTAAAATAACTTTCAGCACCAGAACTATTTGTATGTCTTAATACATTTCTTCCCAATGTATTATCATATACTATTGATAATGCACCATTGGCTGCTGATAAATAAGGCTGACGTAACCCATTTGAAAAATCACCATATGGTATTATATTAGTAGTAGCACTTTCTATCGCAACACCATTAAATGTTTTTGTATTACTTGTATCCGTCACCGGATTAGTTACATTACCTTCGCCAGATAATAAATCATCTAAGCTTGGCTCTGTGCCATCACATAGATCAACTCTTGGGTATGCCCATTGCTGATTTGTTTCTGCTAATGTAGAATAATACAAATACGTTCGTAAAGATGTCGTTGTCGCCGTTGGGGAAAATTTCAAAGATGTTATGGATTGTAACTTCACTTTCTGTAAATTGTATACACCTGCATCTTCAACTGGGTAAACATTTCCGATATCAGAAGGGTATATATAAGCTACATATAATCTCCAATCAGACCCAGCTATACCACCAGACCAAAAATACGGATTGGTGTTTACAGTGTTTGCTACTATATTATAAACTGAAGAATTGGTGGCGCACCCGAAATACCCAGTACCATTTCCCGCTACTTTGCGTCTAATCCATACCGAAAATCTATATTTTTTAGTTCTATCGATAGTGAATGAAGAACCATCCCATCCACCATCAGGATCCGATGCTACATCATTTCCAAGTGCTTGCCAAATAGCTTGCGGTTCTCCAAATGGTCCAATATCTTCAACGATACTATTTTCAGAGGAAGTTCCATTTTGATTGAACCCAACTTGCGAACCAGTGGTTCCAATTGTCCATGTGGAATAATCTATTTTATTCAAATATCCTATTCCTTTTGTCGACCCATCAAATGGGTAATGAGCCACTAATCCGTTTGTTACTAATGGTAAACGAGTGTCTATAGATTTAGATACTCTTAATTCACCATCATTTGTCAATCTTCCTGCTATCATTATAATTCCTTTATTAGTTAATTATAAAGTCTATTGAAGACTGTGTTGCGTTGTAAACCATAGACGCCTGCTGAGTACTTCCAATATTTATAGAAGTTGTAGCATTAATTACTGGAGCAGTTACAACACCGTCATCCAAGTCAATTTTAGCTTTTGTTACACCAGCACCATGAAATTCTAATGCATTATCTGTAGTATTCCAATACATACCCCAATTCGTAGCAGTGGCTAACCAATATCTATTAGAATCGTCATTAAAAATAGTTCCAGTTAATGTACCACCAGTTAGTGATAATTTAGTTGTATCGCTCGGGTGTACGTGGTCAGCTCTTGCCGCCGTTGTACCAGTTCCTATTGCAGCAGTACCATTAGTTAATGGAGTTGTACTAGATAAACCAGTGATTGAATTAAAACTTGTTCCAGTTGCTACACCTAATCCTGTTACATTACCTGTAAAAACTGGTGAAGCAATATTAGCTTTTAAAGCAATAGCACTAGCTTGAGCAGTACTTACAGGCTTATTTGCATCAGACGTATTATCAGCACTCCCCAGTCCTACGTCAGCTTTAACCAAAGTGATTACACCAGTTTTACCAGCTACACTATCTACAGCACCAGAAGTAATATAAACATATGCAGAACCACTCCAACGATACGTTTTATTAGTGGCTAAGTCAACATAAATTTTACCAGTCTCTCCTGTAGCAGGGAATGAGGCTAAATTTGCACCTTCAATAACATCATCCACATAAGAAGGCAATCTAGCAGCATCAATTGTACCTGTAGTAATTTTACTAGCATCTAGAACTGGAATATCAGATGCGCTTAATGTAGTACCAGAAGTAACTCTTCCGTAAACATCAGTAGTTACTTTAGAGTAACTACCTGCTGTTCCCGCAGTCGCCAAAGAAATAGTTGGGCTCCACCCTTCATCAGCAGTCCCAGTTACCGCTATACCAGTACCAGCTGTATTTCCAGCAACATAGTTACCAGTTGTATCAGTACCAAGAGCTACTGAATTTGCTGCCACAGTAGTTGTGATTGCCGCATTTGCACTACCATCAAACGAAACAGAACCAGTAACATCACCCGTCAAACTTATTGTTCTAGCAGTTCCTAACTTAGTAGCAGTCGCTGCATTACCAGTTGTTGATTGATTGAACGTAGGCCAAGTTTGACCTCCAGCAAATACAACTGCACCTGTTAATGTACCACCAGCAAGAGGTAGTTTAGTACTATCAGCTACTGTGATATTAGCTGTGCCATCAAAAGATACACCATTGATTGTTCTAGCTGTAGTTAATTTAGTTGCCGAAAGAACATTTTTAGCGCTATCAGCAGTATTATCTACGTTCCCAAGTCCTACCATAGTTTTAGTAACACCAGTAACAGTACCAGTAAATGTAGGTGAAGCTAATGGTGCTTTCAAATCAAGCGCTGTTTGGGTAGCTGTTGAAATCGGCTTACTAGCATCAGCAGTGTTATCCACGCTTCCTAGCCCTACGTCCGCTTTTGCGAGTACTACCGCACCAGTGCGTCCAGCGACACTTGCCACTGTATTTACTTGCGCCCCTGCTGCGATTCCTGCTAATTTAGTTTTTTCTGCTGATGTATAATCTTCAGTAGAAAGACCTTTACCTGTTACTTTATCTACTTTAGCATTTAAAGCCGTTTGGGTAGCAGTACTAATCGGTTTATTAGCATCAGAAGTATTATCTACTGAACCAAGTCCAACATCACCTTTTACTAGAGTTACAACACCTGCTTTACCAGCAACCGAATCAACTGCTCCTGATGTGATATAAACATAAGCAGAGCCTGACCATCTATAAGTTTTATTAGTATCTAATGCTACATAAATCTTACCTGTCGTACCTGCACTCGGGAATCCAGCTAGGTTAGCGAATTCAAGGACGTCATCTACATACGAAGGTAATTGAGAACTAGGTACTAGTCCTCCAGCATCTAATGTAGCAACTCCGTTGGCTACACCTAAGAGACTACTAGCTACACGAGCTGTTGTATCTACTGCATTGATAGTAATGTTAGCAGTGCCATCAAAAGCTACACCGTTAATAGTGCGTGCAGTAGCTAGCTTCGTTGCAGTACCAGCGTTGCCAGTAATAGTCGTTTGGTCTCCTGTATTAGAACCAGACAATGTAGTAATGCCTAATTTAGTTTTAATAGTAGTGACTGTCTCATCACCTGTATTTGTTCCACTGATAGCGTCTAACTTGGTTTTATCTGTGCTAGCCATAAGACCGTTTGCAGATGTAGTAGCAACTGAGGTAGATGCTTTTCCGTTCCAAGTTGTTTTTTCTGTATCAGTAACGAAACGGTTTGACGCGTCCTGCGTAATGATAGATGCTGGGTGAGATGCTGGGTGTGTATATACTGTATCAGTAAACACTGCTCCTGCAGGTACATTAGTTAGTACTTGTGCATCGTCCACTTTTCCGTCTAGTGCCGTCTGAGTAGCAGTAGAAATAGGCTTTAACAAGTCAGTTGTATTATCTACATTTGATAACCCAACATCAGCTTTAACTAAAGAAACCACTCCAGTTTTACCTGCTACACTAGCAACAGTATTAACCTGAGCGCCTGTTGCAATACCACCCAACTTAGTTTTCTCTACTGAAGTATAATCTTCTGTAGATAAACCTTTGCCAGTTACTTTATCAACTTTGTTACTAACAACACTTGTAAGAGCAGCTACTGCACCTTGGTCGGTAACTAGTTGATCTGCAATTTCTTTAAATGTATCTAATGTAGCTGGAGCCAACGCCGTTAACACTGCAATTTTAGAATCAACCTGAGATCCAGTTTGGAAACCAGAATCATTAGTCAGATCGCTTACATTTGTAGGTATTGCTGAATCTACTTCAGTCTTTGTATATGTTGTAGCTTTATCAGCTTTGCCTGAAATATCCGTAGCAGGAGCAAGTTCTACTATCTTCGCATCAGTTTCAGTCTTTGTATATGTAGAGCTCTGGTTTGCCTTAAGCGTTAACTCGTCATTTCTGATTGTCTTAAACTCCTGCGCTATCCGTTGTGCTAAGTTCATGTTAATGCTCCTTCAAATTCAAGTATATTCCCTAGTGCAGAATCAGCTGCAGAAATACTATCTTCTATTAGAGCAATCTTATCAGACACTCCCTTAAATGTATCTAGGTCTACTGGAGCACCAGCAACCATGTCAGCAATCTTACTGTCAACGTACGACGTTATTTGTTGAGTAACAGAACCATATGCATACGTATAACGTAATTTATAGCCATCGTATAATCCAAGACCACTAATCAATGTAGGAGTTACGATTACATCCTCAAGACGAAGCTCGTTAATGATCGTGGTTCCATCAACTACATAGATGTCCCATATAACATTATTACTAGGCACATTTTGTGGAATAATTTTACCCGCTACGATGTTGGACTCAACAGTCTCAAAAGACATTGTTTCAACTGTAGATTTACTTATCAGTAACCATTTATTAAGTTGCGCACTCCAACGATACGTTGCAACACCACTACCTGCATCTGGATCAGAAATTGCATCTAATACAGTAACAACCATATTGTCTATTTTTTTATCTATACTATTTCTATCACTTATAGTATCTACTGTGCGATCTGCATTTTTATACAAAACAATAGCCATTAACCTCTCCTCATGATTTAACAAATTTTTAAATAGACAAATAATATACGTCTATATTTAAGTGGTAAGTGTCGCAATATATCGTTGCTAATAGGCAACAGTAGGCTCGAAAGCCCACTATATACTATTTTAAAGCTTACTCTGCAGTATATGGATACTGAACAGTAACAGCTTTGCCATCAAATTGTCCAGTTGTATTTGGGTGCAATTGATATTCTTTACCTGATACAAGTGTTACAGGAATGTCGTAAGATACGAACAATTCATCAGTGTGACGAACAGTTGCAAAGTTGAAGATCATTCCATTCTTTGGAGTATGCGTAAGAGTGATTTTATCAGCAGCTACAGATAGTCCTTCAGTATAGAAAATAGCTCCACCAACTGTAATTGCGCTATCTACTTCTGCTTTGCTATAAACACTGATGTTGGTGCGAGCAGTAGCAACATTGGTAAGATCAGAAAGGTTGTTAGCTTTTACAAGTTTTGTACCTTCAGCAGCAATAGCACGAGTTTCTTCTGCAGTAATAAGACCTTCAAGGCGAGTTACTTCAGATTCACGATCTGCAATCTCATCATCCAATAGACCTTCGATACGTCCTTCTTCTGCAACACGTGCGTTATGCTCAGTAGCAGCAGCAGCCTCGATAGCAGATTTAGCATCAGCAACAGATTTAGCTACAGAACCTACAGTGCTTACATCTCCATTAAGAACATTAATCGCATCTTCTACTTCTTCAAGAGTATCGAATGCTTCAGAAACAGAACCTTTAAGTTCATTTTTTGCATCTGTAATTTTATTTGTAATTGCAGACAATACATCAGTATCTGGATCAACATTGATATAATCAGCAATTTCTTTCAATGTGTTAAGTGCTTCAGGAGCAGCATTAATAACATCAGAGATAGCTTTAGCCATAGAACCTTCGACAGTACTATCACCTTCAATAATATCAAGACGACCTTCGATAGCAGTAATATCAGAACTTGCACTAGCGTTCAATGAATCAGCGTAACTATTTGCATCAGCAAGAGCTTTAGCGATTGAACCAACAGTAGAAGCATCACCTTCTACAACATCCAAGCGTCCAGACAATCCTAGATCAACATCTTCAAGTTCAGAGACCTTTTCAGCAAAACTTGCAACAACTTCATTAATAGAAGCAACGATATTACTTTTTGCAGCAGTAGTCAACTCAGAAAGAGTGCCCTCTACACCTTTAGCACGATCATCAGCAGCTTTAATTGCAGCATCAAGCTTAACGTCAGCATCTCCAAGAGAAACAGCAGCAGCAATATAGTTACTTGAACCATTTACAACATATGCACCATCAGCAGCTAAGCCAGCACCAACTTGAGAAGCATCAACTTCTGTTTGAAGAGCAGTATCTTTAGTACTACGAGCAGCAGCTTCATTATCGATATTTGTTTGTAGAGTAGTAAGACTTGTTTCCAAACCGTATACAGTACTTTTTGAACGAGTTAAAACAGCCATATGTGGCTCCTTATGTTATTAAAATTTGTCTATTCAGACTTAGAGGTTAATGACGCAAGTAGTTTTACAGTACGTCTTATCTCTTTGAGTATAGGTTTGTGTCCTAACTCATATTCTTCTTTAGCCTGCGTATATTGAGCAGGAGTCATACAGACTAATATCTGATTCCTGCCAACTACAAACTCATACCCTTTAACAATGTTGAGCCAGGCAATAAAATAATGATCGTTTAATTTTATCACACTTACTCCTTATATGTTAAGTAGGAAACTATACAATACATTCCCTTTACGTTATCTGAACTATCAAATAGCACATGTGTACCATTTGTAGTAACTGTAACTTCTTTAGATATCATACTAGACTCAGCACTATCAAACAACAATGCCATGTTCCATACTATGTTGCCAAGAGCTAAGCTTGGGAGCAAAGCTGTACTATTTTCAGATATCAATATCTTCTCAGTGGTTCTAAGTAGTGAATTTTCTACGCTATTAGTACCATATGTAATCTGCTTACTGTCTTCTCTTATGAGTGCTCGAATTCTACTCATTTAGGGGTTACTCCTTTAGTTGTTATATTATAGTGCATCCTCAAAATCTGGAATGGTTCCTACGTCTATAGCTACCTGATCGTACAAGCTACTTGAAATAAGTATAGACTTGAATGAGTTTAGTCTATAGCCCATACTGTCTACTCTAACTTCTACCCTAATAGTTACAGGAGCAGACGGCAGTCCATTTCTGCCTATGGTCAAAAGCGTATTAAACCCAGCTTCAAATGTAGTTCCATTAGGATACTCTAAAGATTTTACTTCCTGACCTATTATACTATTATCTGCTACATTTACTAATGTAAATGTTATATGCCTTTGGTTAGCAGTTAGAGCCACTAGTTCTATAGTGGATATGAAATTAAAACTGGCATCTCCTAGGAACGTAATTGTGTTGTTGGCGTTTACTGTCATTATAGTAGCATTAGTACTTACTACATCTACATCCCATAGAAGTTGGGTTGGAGTGATTGGAATACTTGCAATAGCAGGATATGTGCTACTGCTGAAACTAGCTTGTGCAGATGACATATTTGCAATTGCTCTTGTGTTCACACTAATAGCATCTGTTAAATATGTTACTTTATAATCAATTTCTGATTTGGAGTAGGTATTATTAAGTGCAACTTGTAAGTCCTCATCTGTGATCGCATCTGTTATTGAAAATCTGTTCCATGTACGTACAGTAATAACATCTCCAGTAGCATCAATAGGCATGACTAAGATAAGCGTATTACCGCCTGTTAGATACCAGTCCGACTGACTAAGCAATCTACCATTATAAAAAGCTTCTATTGCAGCAGAGTCTGTGTAGTTAAATCCAAAGCTAGATTGGGCTTCAGTCCCAACGAACTCAAGCTCTACGAAGGCTGTAGCATTCCCTGCATTTAATAGTGCTGCAATGTTGTCAGCAATAGTATTTACATTCGCAATGTTATTTGCTACAGTTACAGTCTTGTCAATATTTATAGATACTGTTTCAATATCAGATTCAAGCTTTTGCAAGTTCTGCCCTACAACATCTATCTCGCTTACCAACTCATTTAGGTCATCGGACACTGTTAAGATAGAAGCCATATTAGCAACCAAAGTATTTATGTTGTCTTTGTTGTCACTTACATCCTGTATAACAGATATATTAGAAGAAACTGTAGTGATGTCTGTTGCTATAGCAATGGCACTTTCAACGTCACCCATAGATCCTACCAGTGATGTTATATTATCAATGTTGTCAACAACTACTGTGATATTTGCATCTGCTGATGCAACAATATTTATATCATCAATGTTTGCGTACACTGAATCTAAAACAGACTTATCTGAGTATAATGAATCTAGCTTAGACTTCATTGCATAAATAGTATCTAGTGTAGTCTTGTCCGAGTAAATTGATGTTAGACTTGCTAGTGAGGAATATAAAGAATCTATCTTGTACGATATTGCATTTAATGCGTCTATAGCATCAGCAGATTCAGATACATTAACTACAGATGCTATGTTTGTTCCAACTTCTACTACTGACTGCGCGATTGCAGATACGTTAGATATAGATGTAGCATTCGTAGCCACAATATCTATATTCGGTAGGTTATTTGCAACGTCAACAACAGACGCTACGCTATTCGCAACCGTACTAATATCTATAGAGTTGTTAGCAACTGAAATGATATCACTTGAGATAGTAGATACATTATTTATGGAACCAATACTAGCAGCTACGGTCTGCAATGAGCTAGATGCATCTGCTACAATATTTATATCTGCGATATTCTCTGACACAACAGATATATCTTCTACTATTAAAACCACGTTATGCACTGTCGATGAAATGCTTGCTACAGTATTTACATCAGCAATATTGTCTGCAACAATAATTACATCATCAATATTCATACCAACTTTATTTATGTTACTTCCAGCAAGCATACTTAAATCATTAGCGACAGTAGTTATATCATAAAGATTTGCAGCTACATCTATTACTGAGATGATATTGGAGCCAGTTGCGACAATATCAATTATATTTGTGCTGACAGTACCAAGAACAGCTATGACCTCAGCGTCAGCAACAACATCAATATTGGATAGAGTAGTCGGATTAGCCAACACTTCGATGCTATCTACTACATCAGCAACAAGAACAATGCTATCTGATATAGCAGCAACATTTTCTAGAAGTTCTATGTTATTAGCAACAACATCAATCTCTGATCTAATTTTTTGCAGGTTTTGTCCTACAACGTCTACTTCTGATACTACTTCCTTCAGGTCTTCGGCTACAACTAATATATTCTGTATGTTTGTTGACACGTTTACGATGTCTTCAACGTTATCTATTACTGAATTTATATGTGAAATATTATCTGCAACAGTTTTTACAGCATCATATTTACTATCAATCTCGCGAGCAATTGCAGTATCAGATGCATTTATAAGTGATGTTTGTCGTCTAGGCATTACATAAATCCTCGTTCTCTCACTCTATAACGCATGTCCAGGTTATCATTAGTCATCATACCATCATTTTTAACTCTCTTACAACTAGCATCAAAACGCATATAGTGTGTGTTACTATCTGCTTGAATACTTCCATCCATGGCCCCATGAGCGCGATACCCAACATAGAATAAAAGAGGTTCCACTAGCTGCACCGGGATCTGAACATCGTCTAAAAGGTACATTCCAGCATCATCATAACTAATTTTTTGCGACGCATCTGGTGCTGCCTCATAAATTAAACTCACATACGCTCCAGCTATAGATACAGGAATTTGGACTTTATTCCAACTCACTGTATTTATACTCATAGGATTATCTTCATTATTAATATCAAGTTCCATAGTAGTGTACTGACTCTGATCTGCAGGGACCTCACCGTACGCAGAGATCAACCACATACAGTCGTTAGGTAATAAGTACTCATTATTAGGTACTGTATTTAATTCTAACACAACTTCTTTAATGCTTAGTGGAAAGCGCTTATACAACTCGATAAGACCCAAGTTTAGGTAGGACACTATAGCTTTGTCTTCAAACTCACCAAGCTTTAGGTTGCGGAGCTCACCGTACTTAGCCATATCAATTACTTCTTGTACAGTCATGAGTCCTCCACTAACAATTTGCTCTATTATATCTGGCAGAGCCTTAATCTTGTCTTTACTTTACAAGGTTATCAAACCATTTGCAGTACTTATATAACCGATTGGCACCTGGTAAAGTTAACTTCCCCTCATACTTCCATTTATCAAGTACTATTTCAATAGCATTAAGCGTGTACCCTACTGTAATACTACTCACCTCACAGAACTCACCAATCTCCGCATGAATCCCAGCATTACCCCACATTCTATTAATTGCAGTACACCCATCTGTTACAGATTCTACACCCAACAGCATCACTATACCTGTATCGATACCATCCTTGTATAAGTGGTACAGCACAGCATGCCCACTAACTCCAAGTCTTACACTACCTAGTATGTCTGTTGCAGTCTTATCAAGTTCTTCGTCGCTAAACCACTCATCCGGTAATCTGTCCTGTGCTTCAATCATTAGAATACTGTACTCCCTTTGTAATTTTCTTCTTCTTTTTCAAAGTTCATATCACTATAGATACTTCGTTTTATGTTATCTTGCTTATCAATACGTGCTGCTTGCGTCGGTTGTACAACCACCATATGATTTAGCATACTCACTAAGTCTGGTCCGTCATCCGCTCTAGCAAAGTTCATATGGGTCGCTCCTCGGACTTGCTCAAGGAATTCTTTCATATCCTGTGTATCTTTTAGGTGCTCAGGCAACCATAACTTTTGTGGCAGCATAAACTGAGTAACAGCAATTCTAAATCGTTCATGCTTACTTCCTCCGGCTTTTCTACTAAGGATCCCTTTACGGATTTCATCCTTATCCACGCCTTTTTGCCTAGCAAATGTGTGCCAATCACTACGCTCCATCATTATCTTTTCTAGACTAAAGATATGTGCAGTCTGACTTCCATCTACCTCAACACCAATCTCCACATGTTTGCCCATACGTCGGTAGCGTGCAGCCCAGTCAAGTACAGTTGTGTACTGTTCAGTCATACTCATTTTGCGTAGTGCGAGGTCAAGCATGAACCAGTCGCCATTATTTCCTAATGCCCAAGCAGCAGCTCCACTATTATCCGATGTTTCTCCACTAGTCGTCGTGAAGTCGGTGGTAATGTATATGTTATATGCATAGAGATTATCTTGTATGAAGGTTGTGTCACAAAACTGTAGGCACTTCTCCGGGACCAATCGGTCCGCATCACTAGATAGACGTAACATACGCTCTTGTAAAAATGACTTTAACTTGTTTGCTTTTTTAGCATTACGTACCATCTTCGCTATCGATACTGCTGGATGCATATCTTCCCAACTACTCTCAATATCTCTAGCAGTTAGACCTTCCTTCTCAACATCAAAGTCTCGCGCAATTGGGATGACAGCTGGAGTAAACGCCCCATTAAGTAAAGCTTTTGTGTTTACATCATTGTAGTGGAATGGCGTAAACGTTAGGATCAATCGTCCTTGACCTCCACCTTTTAAGGCCGCAAGCGCATCACTATATATAATATCCTCTAGGTTCGATGTCATAACCTTTGAGTACGCTGCTGCAGTATTGAGGATAGCATCATCAGCCCCAATTAAGTCAGGTCTTCGTTCACCATACCTTGATCCACGCACCCCGGTATTTATACCTTGATAACGTATTAGGAAGGATCGATTCTTCTTAGGCCCTGGACCCTTACGAACAAACTCAGATTCTGTTTCTGTAAATCGCATCTCCTCAAAGTAATCTTTTAAGTAGGCAGACTCTTCACACATTGCGCGTACTGCCAAGGCATTGATCCTCGCCCCACCTTTACTTGACGCAGCAAGCCATAGGTAAAAGTACACTTTACCAATTCCGTTAGGGAGCGTACCTTTAATAGCGCTGTACACACCAAAAAAAGAGATAACAATTGTTGACTTTGCAAGACCCCGTGATTCCATAAATCCTATAGCCAATGGGTCAATCTCAATACTCTTACACACATCTTCAGAGTATGGGAAGCTTAACGGATCTGTAATATACCCAAGTAGCAAGTCCACCATGAAGTAGTGCGCGATCGGTGTTGCAAAGTCAAAATCTTTACCTTCCACTAATCGCATTAGTGTGAAGAACTCAAATGCTTCAACACTAGGTGTGTACCGTGGGAATGTTGGATCATAACTATCTAGTGCTGCGTCAAGGTCAAACACCGCATTAGCTTTTGTCTCAGCCTCTAGTGCATGTGCAGCTTCCATCTCCTCTTCATCAACAATATTGTTTATTAAGTGCTCCGCGCTAGCCCCAAGTGTAGCAAGTAAGTATTCCTTATCCTCTACACTAAGATCTTCTACTTTGTACTCATCATTATAGCCTCTCATTTACTACTCCTCAATCTCAGTATCGATTACTATACCAACTCTTTGTACCTCTCTAAGTGATCTTCCGGACTGGAACTGTTGGCGCATTAACTCAGCACTCTCTGCAATTTGCTTAGCCAAGTTCTGTTGCATCTGCATTGCTTCTTCATTCAACCCAACCTTTAACTCAATACTCTTATCTTCCGGTGGACGTAGGTAATCCAACGCTCCAAGGGCCGCATTTAACTGCACAGTTGGGCTAACGTAGTCATCCACTTTAGCACCAACCCCATTGGTAAGATCCACCAACTTCTTAATTAGCTGATTACGCACCGGTAAGAACTCAATATGTGCATGAATCGCAGATCTGCTTAGGATCTCCACAACAGTCTTTGACTTAGCATACTCCGTAGCAAAACTACTAGTATCACTCTTCCGTGCTTTAATCTCTAATGTCTTTACAGGAAACACAAGCTCATAGGCTCTTGTATTAGAGCACCCGGTCTGCACATGTGACACAAACTTAATCGCATTAATCAATCGATCAACCGATACCCCAGGCCCAATCAAGTCTGTGTATGATAGAAACTTCTCTTCAAAGTAATCTTGCAGCAGCCCATCAGATTCTTCAATATTATGGATACGTTCTAGTGTTGCTCGAATTGTTTCATCATTTACTTGGCCCTTCATTACACTACGTAATAGTTCTTCTGTGATTAAGGACTCATTAGACTCAGCAGCCTGGCGCATCTCACCTTTTACATTCTTTACTAAATTTTTTACTGAATTATTTATAACTTCTTTTGCCACAGTATCTCCTATATTTCTATTAAATTTCGTACTTGTGCAGGGTAATCCGCATTCATACACTCTACATACGCAAGTTCCACTATAGTAAGGTCACACTCCACCAATTCACTGCATCCATCAAACTCAAATGCTGGGTAGTATCGATGTTCTTTTAGTCGTTCCAGTAATGCAGCCTCAACTACATAGTTATTATGTGTTCGATCATTGCGCAGTATCTCTATCTTTGGGAGAAACTTATACACCCCATGAATAGCTTCTGATAACTCCAATGCTCGCTTAAGCGCACACCGATTGGTAGTCCCAATCTTTATAACAGATTTACCATCCAACTCTATACGCAACAGGTACACTTCACCATCGATCTTGCGCGGCTCCCTAGCTTTACCTCGTGCCATCTTAGATCCACCCAAGTAACAGCAATATCTTTTCTACACCCAAGTACCATGCATAAGGAATAAAGAATATAGCAAAAAACGTAGACCAGAACCCTTTAGCTAGGACAATCCCAACAAGCCAACTAATAACACATAGTGCAGTAAATACGTTACTCATAGTTAGTCCGCCCTTTCCACAAAGAATTTACCGTACATAGCCCAAGGCGCACGACCAGACCACAATGACCGCAACTCGCGGGTGACTGTGGCCTCTGAGCCTAAGCAGGCGCACTTAACGATTGACCGGGCCGCCTCCCTAATACTCTCGTACTCTACACCATTAACCTTCATTCTCTTCTTCTTCATTACATACCTTTGGTAATATCATTGGTCCTATTGTACTTTAGGTAACCTTAATCTAACATGAGGGGGTACGTATGGTTAATTTTTAAATTTTCGGGGAGGTTGGCAATATCACCACCCAGCCCAGCCACAACCCGGACCCCCCCCCG